GGCGGCAGCCGCTACGGTGAAAGGGTTTACGAGACCGAGAACGTAGCCTCCGAGAGCACGGGCCGCAGGGCCGATGCCGCCGAACATATCCTTGAGCTGGCCGCCTTGCTGCAGGAACACCGTTAGAGGGTTCTGTCCGGCGGCAAGGGAAGTGGCGATGTCAGTGAATTGTGCAGGCACACCGCGCAGGTTGGCGGCGAGTTGCTTCGCCGACAGGCCGTTTGCATCCAGTTGCTTGGCGTTCTTACCGATCGCGGCACCGGTCTGCTCTACCGCCTTGCGGGTTTCGTTGAGCTTGGCGAGGTACGCATTGTAGTCGTCGACAGGAAGGCGCCCCGCATCGCGGTGCGCTTTTAGCTGCTGCTCCATCTTGTCGAGGCGGGANTAAGCGGCGATGGTCGGGTCGATCTGTCCGACCAGTTTGTCCAGGGCGTTGCCTTGGCGCTGCGCTTCCTTGGTCGCAGAAGCCAAAGCGCGCTCGGCCTGATTCATACCGCGCTCAAAGCCTGCAGTATTCGCTACGAGGTCAACAGTGAGGGCGCCAAGTGATTGAATTGCCACGCTATTTCCTCGACGCTTGGAGCACTTTTAAGAAATCTTCCGGCGTAGCATAACGCAGTTCATCGTCAGATTCCCGATTAGGGATGAAGTCTGCGACCTTTGCGTTTTTGTTGCCCATAAGCTGCGCGGCGGTGCTGCAAATCAATGCCGCGGATTGCTCTACGCGTTCAGCGATGTTCACGGCCCCCATGGCGCTTGATGTACTGAGCCCATTGTCGCGCTTCGACCAGTGACAAGTTCTGTTGGGCTTCGGCGATCGTTCGACCGCCTACACCGTTCAGGACTAGTTCGAACCAGAGGTCTTCGGGGGCTTCGTCTTTGCCGATTGAGCTTCGTTAACCGCGGTGATCAGTGCGAGGAACAGCGTGTCGCACATCGCGCCACGGCCTTCGATCCCGGTAGTGCCGAGGATGTCAGCCGTAGAGAAGATCGGGCCGCCCTCTTCGTCACACACCATGGTCGCAATCCGTGCGGCCAGGTGCTCCTGATTGCCTTCAGCAGCTTTCCAGGTGTTGGTGATCGTATGGTACGACGCCAGGCGCACGCAGATGTCTGCGGTCAGCTCTTCGCCTTCCGTGTTGTGCCATTTGATCTGGCGCTTTACGAAAGGCTCTTTGACGAAGGCGCCTTGAGCAACGAGGTCTTTAAGGTTCAGGGCCATTGGTTAGCTCGACGACTTAGGAACGAGGATTGGTTCGCCCGACACTTGAATACCGACAGTCGAGGTGACCATGGTGTTCAGAGCGAAGGTGAATGGGTAGCTGTTCATGTAGCCTTCGAAGGTCAGCCAGCTACGGGTAGGCGGCAGAACGAATTCATCGTCACCGGCAGAGTCGGTAGCGGTGGTCGGCGCTGCGGTGCCGTCAGAGAAGCCGATAGCCCATTGCAGAGTCACGCCGGCAGTCTTCAGTTGGTGCAGACGAATGTGGTTCACGTCAGCCGGATCGAACTGCAGACCGAAGGTAGCGGCGCCAGGAGTGGCCAGGCCAGCTTCGTAGGTGCGCGACAGGTCGTTCAGACAGGTCGTTTCGATTTGGTCGATCGCGGTGTCGATACCGTCGATGGAGGTGATGCAACCCACGTCCAGCAGGGCGCCGGTATCCGGGTCGATGGTATACAGGTCTGTTCCCTGGCTCTTGATGGTCATGGGTGTTGCCTCATGGAGTAATGAACGTTCGACGGAAGCATATCACGCGCCGGGGGTTTCGCAAATCAGGTCCGTTCGACCAGCCAGTCAAGATCGAAGCTGGTGCGGTATAGCAGTGTTTCTTCGTCGCGCATGTCGCCCCGGTACCCGGTGATGTACGAGTCTAGTTCGATCGCATTGCGGATCGCTTTTGCAACCGTGGTCGTAGACTGCGTGGTAAGGCCGTACACATCCACTTGGAGGCTAGCGCGGTCTGCATCAGGCCGGCAGTTCAGCATGTTGAATGGAGAGCCGCCGATCCACTGATAGACAACGTAGGGTTTGGCGACGGTCTGAGGCGCCATGCCGAACGGGTAGATGCGCGGCGACGTACCGCCGAGCAGCGCTTGGACTGTCGGGTCAGCTTTGCAAACCGTGTAGAAAGGTACGTCCATCAGTTGAGCCCCAATTTAACGAGCTGGAATTTTGCAGAGGAAAGGAATTCTTGAAACACGGCCTGCTGGTTCTGTCCGAGCGCGTTACGCATGAAAGGCTGCGCGCGGCTCCGGGATGTCCCAAGCTCTACGAATATAAGGCTGTAATATGTGTTCCCACCGCCTACACCGCGCCTACGTTTGCGGACGCCTACGGATATTTTCGTTGAGCCCGTTTCCTCAAAGAACTTTTTGTCTTCGATCATGTCGATGTTCTTCGGGATGTAATTCGCAGTGGCAGGGTCGTCTACACGGGATGCATTGTCCTTCGCGGCTGCTAAGACGATTTGCATGGCGTCCTTCGCCGCCGGCACTACTACTTGACGCTGAAGCTCCTGAGGGAGAGTCTTGAAAATTCTGCTCAGGTCTTCAGCCCCCGTCAGCTTGTACGTTATCCAATCGGCCATGGGTTTGACCCTCCGGTTCGTAGGGCATCTTAGCACCTTTTGACCAGTTGTCTTCGGCCCACAAAGGTTGCAGATTCGTGTAATGGCTTAGCTTTTCTATCTCTTCCGCACAGGAGGCCGAGGATAGCGGGATTACGTGGTCTAAATGCCATCCGAACATGCCTCTATTCTCCCATGTCATGCCTGGAAGAAATTTCGATTCGATGTATTTTACTAGGTCCGCAAAACTGCAGCCGAGGATTGCTTCGGTTTTAGAACTTTTCTTGTATCCACCTTTAGCCATCGCAAAAAGCAACCGGCGACGACAAACCATTCTTATCGCGAAAAGAGGATCCTCTTTATATTTCCTAGATATGTATCTGCCTTGATAAGCAATAACTTTTTCTTTGTTAGCTTTGTAGTACTCAAGCTGTTTAGCGTTAAGTTCCTCCCTATTTCGTTCCCGATAGGCGGCACTCCTAGCTTTTACATGCTCTTCATTTTCTTCTTTCCACCGTTTTGTCCTCGCCGCGAATGCGGCTGGGTCAGCAGCGTATCTCTCCGCATGCTTCGCTTTATAGTGCTCCGGCTTTTTAGCATAGGCAGCTTTCTTCGCCGCTGCGACCTTCTCGGGATTGGCAATGCGATACGCAGCCATAGTGGCTAGCGCCTTATCGCGGTTCTTCTGGTAGGACTCGGCTTTCTTAACCTTCAGGCATGGCTTGCACCAGAAATGGTGTCCGTCTTTCTGATCTTTGCGTTTCAGGAATTCTGTGAGCGGTTTTTCGGTCTTGCAAAGAGTGCAGGTCTTCATGCTTGAGGCTCTCGGTCAGGAGGCAGTCGAAGGGTAATGCGGAAGACAGTGACTAGCTGCCGTGTCGGGTGCCCCCTATCCGCATGTCAGACTTTACTATCCTACGCGTTTAAAAGCAAAGGACGTAATGCCTTCGCGGCCTAGTTCCGTTTCGGCGTGGTTGACCTCCATGACCTGGAATCCTTGATCCTCAGCCCATCGAATCAGCCCAGGGATACTGAAGTACCAGAGGTGTTCTGCCGGCTTGAAATGCTTCGACTGTAGAGCCTCCTCAGCGCTTTCAAACGTCGGCAGCGAAACGAAGAACCAGTCGCGCACGTTCGCCAAAAGCTTCTCAGGCTCAGGGATGTGCTCCAGGCTATCCCAGCATGTGATGTGATCAACCGGCGCTGCGTAGGGGTCTACATAGGAGTAGATACGCTGCAGCCACTCTACAGCCTCGCTGCTTACGTCATACCCATTGCCCCACGACTCCTTGACATAGCGGCCGCCGCCAATGCCGATGTCTACGCCCAGCGAAGCCTTGGTGTACTTCTCGACCAGTTCGAGCCTAGCCTTTGTCAGAGCAGCGCCCATCGGCGTATCGTCTAGCTTCTGGTAATGGGCGAAATACTCGCCGCTGTATGTCATCGGTGGCGCGCTGTGCCAGCCGTAGCCGAGTTCCTCAGACCACCATAGGGATGGCTTGATCAGCCCACGCGGTAAGCTTTGAGTCATAATCGGAAATCCTCTTGTCGCAGTTGTGGGTCTTAAGGCGGCAGCGACAAAAGTTGTCAGGAACCGCAAAGGTAATTGTACTGCCCGGCGGGCAAATCTGCTGCGGGGAATTGAAGCCGCCCTGGCCGCCGCAGATGATCCATGCCGGAACCTTGGCCGCGAGCGCCGCCGGCACCAACCACCCTATACCGCCGATCACCGCCGCGGCGTTAGCGACAAGCGACAAGAGTTGTTCGACTGGCAGTTCGCCTTTGTGGTATCGCACATCGGCCGGCGGCAAAGGCTCGACCGCCCATTCTACATTGTCCGCTAGGTCGGCGATGCTGATCACTCGGTATCCGCGTCGCATAGCTTCAGCGGCGGCCCAAGCGATGTATTCAGGATTGGGGTTTCGGGTATCGGCTCGCCACTCGCTACGCACCGTAGCCGGGCGCACCACGACGTACTTGCCCTGTTCAGGTGATGGCGGGAGCGGCGGCAGATCAAACGCGCCCGGCGCGATACCGAAGCTCGCCATCATCCCATTAATAATGCCTTCCGCGCCGTATCGGATCTGGCGCGTTGGTTGGCGCGTCGGCGGCATCGTCCATGAGCTATGGCGCGCGATGTTCTTCGTTTGGGTGCGCAGCGTGGTTTGCGGACGGATGAAGTGGACGTTCGGCAAATCTTTCAGAAGTTCCGGCCAGGGAGTGTCTACGTAAAGCTCACCAGGTAGCACTTTGATAAAAGCACGAGAGTAGATCGAGTCGCCAAGGCCGCGCATCGCATGAATGATCATTCTGAGAGCTCTACTTTCATACCGTGCTTAACGACCCAATCTACAAAGCCGTCAGAGAAAGCGTCCTTACCCCTAGCCGCGTAGAAGAGGCAGGCGAAATACAAAACAGGCTTTACCCAAAAGCGATACCTGACGTGCATTTCCATTGTGGCCTTAGCCATTTTCAATCTCCACTTGAAAAAGGACCCGCCGAAGCGGGTCAAGGAGGGCACCGTGGGAAATAGGTTGGTGCAATAACCGAGCTCGGACGTAAAAGGACCTTATCGGGTTTTTACAATTGCACCAGAAGAAAGGCCTAATGGTTATCCCGTGTTTTCGGCCTGCGCCCGAACCAATGGTCGCCCTACTTAACGAGCTAAGCCTTTCATCTGGTGCAACTTGCCGCATGGGCGGCCACTTGTCTGTTGGCGCTGGTTGATCAGAATTCTAGGTAGAGGCGCGGTTCGCTCAAAGCATCACCAAATCGCTTGCCGCACGTCGCGCTACTCGCAGCCCCGGTATCTCTTGGGTCTTCAGCGTTAGTCAATCCGTTTTCGGTGATGAGCCGAAAGCTTCTTGACCTCTTCAGTTTCACCTCACCGGAAGTCCGTCCTGCGAGGCGGGACGCTGCCTCTGAAACGAACTTTAGTCAATCGCATCACAAGTGTCAACAACCTTTTGCAACTCTTTTTCCAACATGCCTAACCTGTACGCCGATAAAGCTGTTTCCCTGCTGCAGTTCACTACGTCAGCCTTCCGCGCCAACCTAGCATGCTGCTTGTTCCACTTCCTGCACAACGCTTCATCGGGGTTCTTCGTGTCCTTGTGGCCGCCATGCCAATGCGTACCGTTCGCCACTGTGCAATCGTACCCAAGAAGCAGCACGCGCTCCGCGCCTAGCTCGAACGCAAGTTGGATTGCTCGAAGGCCGCTATTGTACTCGCCGTAAGCAACATGCAGGTTCAAACCGTACTTCGCCGACGCCTGGCGGGTACACGTCCAACGTGTAGGTCCGAGAGGAATCTCATGGACGTTCGCGTCCCACCACGCGAGATCACCTGCATAAAGGTGATCGCACCACGGGGCTAGCTGCCAGGAGTTGTTCACAGCGATTGTGGGAAGTCTGGCAGCGCGTACCAGTTCACAATCGCGCGCGTTGAGGCTCGGGCCGGAGGCGATGCAGACGAAGGTTGTTGACAAGTTGCGATCCCTTGTAATAGATTGTGAATCACATTACCCACAACTGGAGTTTACACCATGAAGTCAGATGCTTGGCGCGCCGAGGTAGTAGGCGAAAACATTTATGTCTACCACCTTTTCTGCGTGGGCGACCACCGGGCTTATGTTTCCCTGGTCGTACACCAATTGGAATGGTGGTCTGTTAGCGACCGTAAAGGTTTCCTACGGGGTGTTATCTCTGAACTTAAATCTCGCGCGTACCGGTTTGCCGACCAAAATACTTAGCCCTCATTGACGCCTCTGCTGCATGGCGCCGACACATAGTCGCGCCCGCTTTCCTGATCAGGCAGCCAAGCGTGGACGTTGTAAATATCGCCGTTATGCAAAATGCGTTGCTTGGCATTCAGGCCGGGGCGCTGGCGGATCACGATGCGCGCGATGATCTCGGACTGAATTGCCGCAGCGGCCAGAAATTCGCGGCCACTGGCCGGAGCAATACGTGCGGGCACATTGGCGAACACCGTTACCCACGCTTCGGTGAAGCCGCCCGTCTCTTCGTCACGAACTGCTGTCCAGTCCTGAATGGCCACTCGATGGCGGTACTGGCCAGCGCGGCTCATGGGCGTTCCTCGATGACCAGGTTGTACACGCCCGTACAGTCGCCGCTGACACCCGTCATGCGCGCCACGACAGCATAGTACGTTCCTGCTGCTCGGCCTTTCTCAGATACCGCCTCACCGCCTACGCTGGACTGTTGCGCGGTGGCGCCGGCGGTCCTGACACGAAGCGGGGTGAGCGGAACCTGGCCGACGTTCGGCGTGAACGTGCCTCCTGATGCGATCTGCGATTGGAACGTGTACGCCGCTTGCTCGGTCATGCTGTTTTCGGATACAGGTGTGTGGGCAGAAGCAAAAGTCCCTCCCGCTACGCCTTGTGCGGCTGCGTACGTCCGCAGGGTAGCGCCACCCTGATCAAGAGTTAGGGTATGCGCGTGAATAATGAAATTCACCGGGATAATGACGCGGAACACGAGTGGAGTCGCGGCTATCGGGTTGGTCGACGCGAACTCGTAGTTGATAGCCCACATGCGACGCCCGAAGAAACCGGTTTGACCCGTGTCAACGCGCAGTCGCCGTACAGGACCATCGCCGCCGTCCGTCAGGAGATCAAATGGGGGGTGTGAGATAACCCGGTCAGCATGGCTCCCATCGCCCATGTCCGTTTCTTTACGGAGCGGGCCGCCGAATATCTTCCTGAAATAGTCTCCTACTGGCATGCTGGCATCCTCAAGGGGTAAAGCAACGCGGTAACCGGTTTTGGTAGGTAGCCCATGTCGTAGGCGCCGTCTGCGTTCTCGTCACGGTCTTTGTACAGGAAGCCGAGCTGCAACAGCGTGGCCGCCTGGACTTCGTACTTCACAACCTTATCGCCGGAACTATCGACAACATACACGGGATCGCCTGAGCTATCGAGGATCGGATCGTCGTTGCTGTCGCGCTCGACCTCATACGGCGAAGCACTCTTTAGGTAGTTCTTGACCGCGCTAGAAGCCGCACCGATGTACGCCGTGATCAACACGTCGTCCAGGTCGTGATCCATGTTCAGGTGCTGCTTCCCGCGCTCCAACGTGACGTACATCATAGCTTGACCCCTTTGGCCGGGTCGAAGGTGCTCGCGTTCTCGCGCAGGTCTTTACCGTCGCGGCCTTTCTTCACAGCGCAGCGCCAATCGGTCTCACCGCTGCCCGGGACGCCTTTAGGCGCATCGCACTTGGCGATCCAGAAGCTGCCGCCGTAAGAGACACCATCGCCTTTCTCGTAAGCGCCGTCTGACTTGAAGATGTCGCGGTCAATCACCGCGGCGATCTTCACCGACTTCTCTATCACGGTTTCGCCGGCCTGCATTTTGACGGTAACCGTGCGGCCATCGTCGCCGAGCGCCATGTCGAAGTTCTCCAAAGACAGAGCGTCTTTGCCGTCCTTCGGTTTTGGCATACGGTCGGCAGCCTTCTCGAAGGTGTCGCGCGCCTGGCGTTCCCACGATAGCGTCAAGTCGGAGAAGCGACGTTCAAACGTACCCGCGATCTCCTCGACCGATGGTACTGGCAAAGGCGCGGCAGGCTGGATGGCTTTCACCAGCTCGCCAACGTGGGATTTGAGCACATCCATGTCGGCGTCCTTTCCCTTCTCCGGCGCCGGCAACGCGGCTACGGCTTTAGAGACCAGTTCTTCGACCAAGGGGCGTACGTCGTCGAGGGTAACCGACTTACCGTCTTCAGCCTTTGGCACAAGCGCAGCGGCCGACTTTGACAAAGCCTCAACGTCTACGAGTGCGGCAGCGTCCGCAGCAGAAGGCACGACGATAGCCGCCAGTTGCTTTTCCAACTGGCCGATACGATCGAGCAGGGGCGCCGTCGCTTCTTTTACCAAGGCGCCCATGGCCTTGCCGAACTCTACCGGGTCGATCATCGGGTAACCTCAATTCGTGCGGCCTGAACTGCTTTCAAGAGAAACAATTCTGCTAGGGCCTTCTGTGTTTGGTCGTCGACCACTGGATCGGCTACAGGCGCTTCAATAGCTGGTGTAGTGCTCTGCGTTGGTAGAACGTTATCCTTGATCACGCTAAGCGGGAAGTCCTGCTGCTGTTTGTAGACCGTATCGCCGCCGTCAAGCGGTGGCAAATTGAAGTCCAAGCGGCCTTCGTTGATCGTCTCGATGCTGCCGTCGATGAGCGTTTTGTGGTAGTCGGCTTTCTTGCCGGCGTCCATTCGCATCAGGACGGTTTCGTCCATGTCGACTTTGTACGGCATCGCATTTAGCCCCTCGGTAAGCAACGTTTCCATCGCCTGGATAGGAGACTGCAACGCATCGTCGTAGTAGAGCTGGTTGATCGCGTCCACGCCAAGGCCGGACGGGATCGTGCCTAAGCCAATCTTAAACGGCGGAATACCGAACGGCTGGCAAATCTGCTCATCGGAATACCGGAGCTGTTCGACCATCTGCGCGTCGACCGACTTGCTGCCGAGCGCGACGAACTGCAGACCGTCACCGACTACCGCGACCTTGCCGGAGTTCTCGCCGGTGAAATTGGTGTTCCAATGCTCAGACAAGCGCTTGGCGGTGTCGTCGCTGATCGCACCAGGGGCAGACAAAATGCCGGACGGCTGCGCGTTGTTGCCGAAGAACTCCGCGGAGGACTTCAGGATGCGCATGTTCTTCAGGGTCGGAAGATACGCCGCAGCGATAGGTGGCAGGCCGATCAACGGGTGGAAAGGGCAGATGCAGCGATCGTGGATGATCTCCGACGCCGGCACGACCAGTTCGTTAAAGCCGTCCGGCAGCAGGTTCAGGTTGTCCGTATATAGCTGGTAGAACACCTCGCCACTGTCCGACACGAGAGGCATTACACGGCACGGGTCGAGGATATACAGGCCGACCACGATGTTGCGGCTGTCCCTCTCCTTCAGCACGTACACGTTGCCCTGCGTAAGTCTGGACAGCGCCCAGTATTCGCGGAACTGCTGGCCGGTCTGGTAGTGATTTGGTTTGCGCAATACAGGGGAAAACGCCGGGCTATCGAGTTCTGTCCAAATACCTTTTGCGTCCCTAGATTTCAGGATAAAAGGCAATTTACCGATGTCAGAGGCGATCCGATTGATACATGCGTACAGCGCAGGATAATTCAGCAAGGTATCCAAGCGCTGTTCTTTATTACGCTGCCAAGCGCCGGTGAATGGCTCCCGAACAAGCGGCCACCAGCCGCGCGAAACTGGAACGTTAGACAGCGTTTTCTCGACCGTGACAGCCGAGGTCTTCCGCGAGATGTCAAAGCCGAACAAGCGCATTATGCGAGATCCTGGGCGTCAATAGCGGCTTCCACGTCCGACTTGCGGATACGTCCGTCTTTGCCGGTACCGACAACTTTCGACAGATCGACGTTATTCTCAGCGGCGAATTCGGCGATAGCATCAGACACTAGCGGTTCAGCTACAACTGTAGAAGCAGGCGCCCCTGCGGTAAGCATTCGCGTTTCGTAGGTGCCGTGGCCCAATTTGCGAAGAGTTTCCGCGTAACGCATAGCCATAGGAACTCGCTTCCCGTTTTTGCTGTAGATGAATTCGACTTTGGCCATGCGGAAGATCCTCAAATTTAGCGGGAGTGTATCACAAGCCTAGCGCAGCGGAATAAGCCGGCAATGCGAAGCCCGCGATAGAAGCGTAGCCCGCAGCGTCTGGATGCGTGCCGTCCACGGTGGTGAAAGTCCACGGTTTAGGATCGATCCACGCTAGTCTGGCGTCGGCTTTCCCGTCCATAACACCTTTCAAGGTAGCATTGCAAGAATCAATCAGCTCCTGCGCAGCGCCAGAGTTATTCAGAATCCCACGGCATAGGACTTTCGCGTACCCCTTCGCCAATAGCTTGTCGATGCATAGGCCGTAGTCAGCTTGTTCCGTAGAGTCTATGCCGCCTGAAGCGCTGTTGCCTCCGATAGCCAAGACCGCGACGTCGGTAACCCCTACAGCGCGTAGTGGCAGAACGGTATCAAGCAAAGTTTTGCAGGCTGTAATAGTCAACCCACTGATGCCGTTGGTGCTGCCGACGAAGCCCATCGCTGCGGCTACGCGCATAGTCTCTGTGTCCCTAGACGTCGCACCCGGGCCGGAGCCGAAGGTGATCGAATCGCCGTACTGGTCCAAGCGTCGACGAGTACCTACGTCGAGTAGAGTCGAATCACCGGCCACGGCGAAGTGGCCGTTGTTGTTCCTCCCGTTGCCGTCATCCCATACATAGTAAGTGGCTGTAGAACCGTCGCACGGAATCCGCATAGCCCTAATCGGATTGTCGGTCTCGTCCGCTATGTCGTAGAAGACCGGCGCGGCACCATTCTTGCTTACTGCAATTTTTCTGGCGCCGTTGACGGTTACCACGAGTTTCGTGAAGGCGCCGCGGATCTTCACCGATCCAATGTTGGAGCCGTAGGTAACGCCTTTCTGCGCTTGGAGCGGCGGCGAGAAAGTTGCGGTGTTGGCTACTATGGCGCCGCTGTAGAAGCCGGTAGCGCTGTTGGCGCCGTCCTGGACCTTGTTAGCGAAAGTGGTCAGGGTAGGGGGTTGTCCCGTTACCTCGAGCACGTTGCCGGAGGACGCGACGTACGGAGCATCGCCCATGGCGTTGTCATAGCGGACCTCGACAAAGCGGGTCGCGTGCGCAAGGCCGGTAAAAAGTGTGTAAACGGATCCGGTATTAGGCGCGAGCGTGAAAGCTCCGCCGTCAATAGCCACTTGGACAGATCCTGGGTTGTCACCGAAATCTGAGGGGGTAGTCAGTTTTGCTTCGTTGCCGGAGATAAAGCCGGACCAAAGAGAAATCGCGCCACGCATGTAGATGCGAGCTGCGTTTTTGGTTGTGCTGACTGAGCCAGTGATGCCAGGAGAAAATTGTGCGGCTGTGAAGTTTACAGTCGTAGGGTCCGGAAGCGGTGGCGTAGGAATTATTCCGCCGTCGCCCATGAATCCTGTTTTCTGGATGAAATCGATCATGGAAGTACCCCTAAAGAAAAGGGCCCGAAGGCCCTTTCCAATTTACTTACGACGAGGTATTACGCGCCCCAGCTCACACCGGTCAGGTAAGCAACGGCGGAAGCACGACGGCGAGCCCAGTTGATGGTGCGCTCGGCGCGGAAACCGACCAGGTTGCGCTGCCACAGGCTGACCATTACGGTCGAGGCGGTGGTTGGGTTGTCCGGCGCGTTGTCCATCTGCAGAGACGCTTCGGTGGACATCGACAGGTCGATACCGCCTTCGTCAGCCTCGTAGATATCGCTGGCGTTGACCAAGGCCACGATGCCGCCCGACGAATCGGAGGGCAGGTATTCCGATACGATCACCGGCAGGCCGAAGAAAGTACCGCCCATCATGCCGATGCCCGGGAACTCGGTTTGGCCCAGTGGGTTCTGCATCAGGCTCAGGGCCAAGGCAGTTACCGAGGACATGATCCACACGCCGGAGGTCGGAGCGTTGTTCGCGTTGATGAACGCGGTAAAGAGCGCCTTGATGTCCGCACGTACCGCATCAGCATCGTCGCCGCTAGAAGGGATACCAACTACGCCGTTCAGGATCGAAGCAGGCGAGATACCGGATACAGCGGCCTTGGCAGGGTCGATGAAGTCGATGTCGAGACGTTCACGCAGCGCGGCGGCCAGGGTGTCGCGGATCAGGCCATCGGCGGCTGGGTTGGAGTCGCGGATCAGTTCCATGGTGGCAACGGCGATGTTCGCGACTTTCAACGGCTCGATAGTGGTGCGGCTGAAGTCCATTTTGGTCAACGGCTTGGCTTGACCTTCACCTACCCAGTAACCGTCGCCGCCCGAGGTTTGTCCGATCAGTGCGGTGCGGAAAGGCACACGGCGCAGCGAAGGGATGCCGCCTTGGCCGAAGCGGCCGAGGATGGTCTGCGGACGCAGGAAAGTAACGAAGTCAGCAAAAGCACTGGTTTCATCGCCGACCAGGGGACCTGCCCAAGTAGCATCGGACGTGGTGCCCGCGGCTACAGCGGCCTTGGTGACGAGGCGTTGGGTAGCGGTGATGATACCGTCTTGGCCGTCATACAGCGCCTTGGCGATGCTGATCGCGTCGCGGTGTTCCAGGTGACCGATAGCCAAGCATTTGGCAGCGCGGGCGAATGCGATGCCGGGTTCCAGCTTTTGGGTGTTCTTCGCGCGAACTTGCGGCATGCCAGAGGTGTCCAGGGCTTTGATCACGGTTTCACCGACTGGCTTGGCCGATTGGGCTTGCGACTTCTGCATGGCTTTCAGGCGAGACAGGTGTTTGTCGATCGCGCCGACTTCGCCTTCCAGGGTATCGAAGGCTTCGGATTGCTCAGCGTCCAGGGTAGAGCCGTCTTCACTGGCTTTGTCCATGATGGCGGACATTTCAGCGGATTTGGAGACGCGAGTTGCTTCAAACTCCGCAATTTGTTCGGAAATGGTTTTCATGTCTAGGCCCTCCTCGGGCTTCGGAATAACAGGAAGTTTTTTCGTAACGGGTGCCGAAGCGCCGGCGGGTTTCAAACGTACGACAGGGATCGCCTTTTTGCCTTGCGCGGCTGGCAGACCAATGTCGAAACTCTTGATGCTTGTGATAGTCGCTTGAGCGTTGGCCGGGATAGTCACGGCGGAAAGCTCAAACACTTCTGTTCGGATGTAGCGAATACCCCAGCTGCCTGCGATCTGCTCGTGCTCCAGGGAGCGAAAACCGATGGAGACCGCACGAACCAGGCCGGCTTTAATCGACTGCCAGGCTTCCTCGATGCGATCCCGAAGTTTACCTTCCTCTTCTATCTTAGGCAGTCTTGCGGTAAAGGGTACACCCTTTGCAGTTGGCGTGCCGAACTCTACCAGGCCGATAGGCTTGTCGTGCTCGTGCTGCCAAAGAAGGGGCATGGGATTCTTGAAGGTTACGCCCAAGGGCTCTACAACGTCTTCAACGCGATCCGGCGCCGGGGTCGTGGCCCATCCGCTAATAACGCGTTCTTCGTCGCCGACCGCTTTAATCTCAAGAAAACTGTAGGCTCTGTTCATATACAGCTCCGGTAAATTACGCGCACCTTATCACCCCAAGGTGAACATTTGAAACTTTTTATGCGCGGCCGGTGGGTTGAGCGCCATTAGGGACACGGCGTTGAACAGCGCCATCACCGGGTCGATCTTGGCCGAGCCGGAAGCCTGTTTGGTTACTAAGATGCCATTGGCTGTCACGATGATGCGGGCGTTACTGACACACCAAGTCATCAAAGCTTGGTCGGCATGAAGTAGAGTGCCTTCCGCCAATTTGCGTTCCGCAGTCTTAATCGCTCCGTTCAGTTTGTAGCCTTGGCTGATACCGACGATGCGCTCTTCCGGAATGCCGCGCGCTACAAGACCGTCAAAAATCGCGCCGATACCGACAGGGTCGACGCCGATTTTATCTAGTAGTCCGGATTCGTAAATCCGCTCGCAGACATCGCAAACTTCGTCCACGTCTTCGCCGATCTTCTTGACCAGGGTTAGGTGCCCGTCCTTTGCGAAGTTCTGCAGTTGGGTAGCTACCTCCTTGCGTCTCTCCAGTACGGACGGATGTGCGAAGCCTCTACCCCACGCTAGCCACTTACCTGTACTTCGCTCTCTGCCGAGCGCGCATAGCCCTAGCAAGTCGTCCAGGCCGCCGCCGTCGACGCCGATCGAGATAACCTCAGAACGGTCTATTAATTGGTCAATTGTGGCGCAATCGGTAACTGAGGACTCCCAGTAGTCCGCGCCGGCCCATCGGTCCGAACGGAGCGCCATGCCGATTTCCACGTCCATATGTTTGGCGAGGAAGTCTCGGATCTCGCCTTCGCCCGCTTCGATCGCCTCTTGGTACTTCTGCCGAATGATCTCTTCGTCCACCGACACGTTCCAGTTTGGGTTCGTGACGTAGGCGTTTTTCAGATCGCGGTGTTCACCCGCGTCAAGCATTGCTTGGGGGAATTCATAAATGATCGGCAGGAATGTAGGGTCTTTAATCCGCCCATCACGAACGCCTCGGGCGTAGTCCAGCTTCGTTTTGAAAACCCCGGCCGGCGGCTCATCGGATTGCGTTGTAGCGTAGAATACGAAACCTTCCGGGCGGGAAGTCAAACCGCCGGTTGCTTCAAGCAGCATCTGTGCCGCCTTCGGTCTTTTACCGAACGCCCACAGTTCGTCAATAAAAACCGCAGTTGCCTTTTTACCGGTAACCGTATCGCTATCGGCGGCAACGACTTTCAACGTCGAGCCTGACAGGCGGTCTGTGACAGTTCGGATATGGTGCTGCTCGAGGAACCTGGCTTCCAGTTCCGGGTCGGCCTTGATGAAATCACGGATAGGCTTGTACGCGTTGTCCGCGCCTTCCTTAGTCGGGGCCAGGATCAGGAATTCTGCGGACGGCCGTTCGTTGATGATCAGGGCGGTAAACATCACGCCGGCCGCGACCATTGATTTCCCGTTCTTCTTGGACACCATGAAGAACACGCTTCGGATCAGCCGCTTGCGGGTTTCCGGGTTGTAGGCGCCGAATAGCGCCGCCACCATTTCGGTTACCCATGGTAGGCACGCTTCGCCC